ATAGCCGACCCGGCGATCTTTGACAGGAGCAGAGGCGACAGTGTAGCGCAGATGATGGAGCCGCAGGGTGGGAACCCTGGCGTGTACTTCAGGAAAGGCGACAACACGCGCCTGGCCGGCAAGATGCAGTTCCATGAGCGGCTGCGGTTCGACAAGGACGGTCGGCCGAAGATGCAGATATTCAATACCTGCCGACAGTTTATAAGGACGATCCCCTCGCTGCCATACGACCTGCACAAGGTCGAGGACGTAGACAGCGATGCGGAAGACCATATTTACGACGAGACCAGATACTTTCTGATGGCGCGCAGTGTACCGGTGAACGATCCGCACGTACCGAAGAAGAGAGTGTTTGACCCGTTGGCCGACTGATGAAAGGAAACGAGATGGCACTGCCTGAGAATTTTGAGAATGTGATGCCCGACACGGCAGCGGCGCTGGCGAGGATGCCAGGCGCGCAGAAGCCATTGAGCGGGAAGAGTGGACCGCAGCCGCTGACTGCAGAGGAGCAGCAACTTGTAAGCGAGGCTTACAGGTTCCTGAAGATCTTCCGGGACGGCTGCAGGGAGTACCACGAGAAGATCAAGGACAACCGCGAGATTGTGCGGATGAAAGACCCGTATCAGGACACGGGCAAGAAGCAGGAAGGCGAGCCGAAGATGCTGCAGCTGCAGACGTTGAAGAGCACGTTCAACAACTGCGTTGCGGACCAGCTGGACAACATGCCGGAAGCGAACTTGTTGCCTGAGCGCCCGGGGCTGGAAGAAGTAGCAGAGGACATGAGTGACGTGGTTCGCTTCGTGTTCAACCAGAACGGCTATGAGCAGCTGCACCGCCGCAGGGTCGAAGACTACTTCATCGGCACATCGCTGACGCAGGTTGTCTGGGACGAGGACATGGACGGCGGCAAGGGCAACGTAGCGATCGACAGATGGCCGATCGAGAGTTTCCTTTGGGACCCGCAGGAGCCTGACATCCAGAACGCCAGAGCGCTGATCAAGGTAACGTGGCATCCGCGCAGCTGGTTCGCAGCGCACTACCCCGAGCAGGCGCCGTACATCGGCAGCGACGAGGGCGAGCATGACTCGGTAGGCCTGAACGAAGCACTGCAGACGCTGGCGGGCGACGAGGACCGTGCGATGCTGATGGAATACTGGTATCGCCGGTACGACGCGAAGAAGCGGAGATACACGATCAACGTGGCATTCTTTGCCGGCGGCGCACTGCTGGAGAACAAGACGAACGTGTATAACCACGGCATGTACCCGTTCGTAATGGAGCCGTTCAACTACATCGAGGGTCAGCCGGTAGGCGACGGCCTGATCGACCAGCTGGCACCGATGATGCGGTACGTGAACAGGTACGCGCACTACATTGATGAGAACACCCGGATGGCGGCGAAGAACAGGCTGCTGGTTCGCAGGAACGCGCAGCTGGACATGAACGCGCTGGTTGATTTCGACCAGAACATCATCGAGGGCAACAGCATTGATGATGAGAACGTGCGTTGGTTCCAGAGTAAGCCCCTGAACGGCATGGTAACGCAGCAGATGCTGCAGTTCCAGACGGACATCAAGCAGGACAGCGGCCAGAGCCAGTGGACGCGCGGCGAGACTGCCGGCGGCGTAACCGCAGCGAGCGCAATCAGCGCGCTGCAGGAAGCAGGCGGCAAGATCACCCGCGAGCACACGCTGATGCTGAATCAGGGCTTCAAGAAGATAGTCGAGCAGGTGCTGTGGCTGGTCTGCCAGTTCTACACGAACAGACAGGAGCAGATGATCACCGGCAGAGACGGCAAGAGTCGTGAGGTGCTGATGAGCGCAAGCCACCTGCGTGGCGACGACGCTCCGCCGGAAGAGATGCCGCCGGAAGAGCTGCTGATGCAGATAGACCAGATGCTGCCCGGTGCAAGGGAAGGCTCGCTCGGCCTTGGCAGCCGCATCCGCAATCGTGCAATGGAGAAGGCGAAGAAGCGCAGGAAGAACAGCCTCGCACCGCCGCCGTACACGGTGCAGGTGCAGGTGAGCAGGCGCAATCCGCTGAGGGTACAGGCCCAGAACGAGCTGTTCATCCAGGCCTACACGATGGCAGCGCAGGCAGGACAGCAGTTCCCGCTGAAGATGCTGTTCGAGCTTCTGACCGTAGACGGCAAGGATAGGATCATGCCGGTACTGGAAGAGGTTGACCAGCAGACCCAGATGATTCAGCAGCTGATGCAGGAGAACGCGATGCTGAAGGAAAGCAACGCGAACATGCAGGGCACGCTGAACGAGTATAACCAGAAGCTGATCGCCGGTGCTGGACAGGCACCGATGCAGCAGCCGCAGATGAGCGCCCAGGCGCTGGGTGTTGGCGGCAATGAGGCGGCCTTGGTAGGCGGCCCGAAATAGAGGTAATTTGCCGATACCGGCTGATTACATAAACGACATCGCTGCTGGCCGGCAACGGAGCTGTGGCGAAGGAGGAAAACATGGATAACAACTACACGGTCGATGATGCAATGATGGAGAGCGTGCTGGACGACGCAGCACCGGCTCCTGAGACAACTGCAGACGCATTGAGCGAGGCTCTTGGGATCGCAGCGGCGGAACCGGCTGTTGAAGCTGAACAGCAGGACGACAGCGAGCATCTGGAAGAGCCCCAGGACAAGGGTCTGCGCGGACGGATGAAGCAGTTTGAGCAGCGCGGCTATAAGCGCGGTGCTCAGGAAGCAGAATCCAAATGGGCAGAAGAGCGAAAGAGCTACCAGGATCGCCTGGCCAAGTACGAGCAGATGGAACTGGAAGCAGAAGCGAAACGCTTTGCCCAGGAGAAGAACATCCCCGAGGAGATCGCACTCGACTACATGCGCATGAAGAAGGGCATGCCCGCAACGGAGCAGCCCCGCGACAATGCTGGCAGATTCAAGGCGCAGCCGGCTGAGGCAGCAGATACCGCAACTCAGACCAGAGCCATGGCACTGATGACCCAGGCGGAAGCGTTCGAGAAGATGACCGACGGCGCCGTGACCAAGGATGCGATTCTGGAGGCATTCCAGAACGATACCGAGACCCGGCAGAAGGTTGTGAGTGGTGAATGGGATTTTACGGATGTTGGCCGTAGCCTGAGCGGCAATAGCCAGCAGCGCGCACCGCGAGTATCCCGCAGCGCAAGCAACGGCAAGATCGGCGTATCCACCTTCATGAGTATGTCTGAGGACGAGTTCGCGAGCTTCGACGACCGAATTCGACAGGGCGCAGTATTCGACGCCCGCAGATGAAAGGAGTAATGATATATGCCTAGTGCACCTTCTGCATACATGAATTTCACTTCCAGCGCTGGCCTTGTACCGACTTCCGTACAGGAATACCTGTGGCGTAAGTTCGAAGGCCGCGTAATCAATGATCGCATTTGGGATCGCGACATGCAGGTTCGCACCGTGCCGCTGCATAACGGCGACCGCGTGAAGTTTAACCGCATGAATCCCTTTGCCATCGACCTGACTCCCCTGAAGCAGGGCGTAACCCCCAATGGCCAGAACATCGTGACCAGCACCTTCACTGCAACCGTAAAGCCTTACGGTAAGTGGCTGGAGCTGAACGATGAATGGGATTGGTATACCCTGGATTCCCTGAAACAGGAAACCAGCCTGCGCCTGGGCGATCAGGCCCGCGACACTCTGGACGCCATTGCCTGCAATGCTCTGAAGGCCGGCCTGAATGTTCAGTATGCTGGCAGCGCAACTTCCCGTGCAACCCTGACCAGCGCAAGCGTGCTGACTCTGAACGACGTGAAGAAGGCCGTGCGCACCCTGAAGAAGAACAAGGCTAAGAAGTTTGCCGATGGTTATTACCATGCCAAGGTAGGCCCTGAAACCGCTTTTGACTTGATGTCTGATACGCTGTTCATCGACGTGAGCAAGTATCAGGACAAGCGCAACATCGAAAAGGGCGAGATCGGTATCTGGCACGGCGTAAAGTTCTACGAGACCAACGTGCCCATGACCTTCGCAGCTGAAACCTACCTGTATGACAGTGTTGCTTCTGTGGCTATTGCCGGTTACAACGCTACCAGCAGGGTGCTGACTGTAGCCGCCTCCACGGTGAGCGCCAACAGCAATAGCGAGGACATTGCATACTTCTGCCGCCGCATGGCTGGCAAGATCATTGCAATCAATGACTCTTCCGCCAGCGCAAAGATCGCAGCTGTGGTTGACCATGCGAAGCTGAACGGCGCCAACATCGAAGTGCATCTGCGCTGGATCGAGGGTGCTTACACCTTCGGTTCTGGCGACACCATTGTGCCGCCCGCAGCACACGCTTCCCTTAGTGAAGTGCACGGTACCGTAATCTACGGCCAGGACTATGCCGGCACCGTTTCCCTGGTGGGCGGCAAGAACGTTTCTATGATTGCCAAGGGCCTGGGCTCTTCCGGCACTGAGGACCCGCTGAACCAGCGCGGCACCCTGGGTTGGAAGATCAAGGGCTACACTGCGACCATTCTGGAGGATGCTTTCATCGTCCGCATTGAGCACGCAGTAAGCGCATAACCCGCGAGGGCGGTGGTTCGCCACCGCCCTCTATATAAATAAGTAGAAAATAGGAGGTATTCCCATGAGCGAAACCAAGGCAAAGCAGGAAAAGACCCTGATTCCGATTTATCTGCCGCTGCTGCCCGAGGAGGATGGCGTGACTGAGGTTGACCAGCGTGTGGTGGTGACCCTGAATGGCGTGAACAAGATTCTGCCGCGCGGCCAGATGATCGAAGTGACCCCCGAGGAATACGAAGTGCTGTACAATTCCGGCCGTTTTGACCGGCTGTAACGACTGAGGTGAGATCGTATGACGTTGGGTGAGATCAAAGAGCAGGTGATGTTCCAGACCAACAACGATGTGGAAGACCTTGCGGATTATGAGCCGCACCTGACGGACTACATCAATGAAGGTTACGACATCCTTGTGATGAACTATACCGACCAGCACGTATCCAATGACTCGGCTGAGTACCCGGCGCTGTCTGAGCTGACTGATGTGCCGAATCTGCCTGAGTATACGCACCGCGGCCTTGTGGACTACGCTACCTACCTGGTGTACAGGAACGGTAACTCCGTGAAGCAGAACCGCGGCATGGCATTCTATTCGGCATTCATGGATATCACTGCCAAGCTGAAGTACGAGCGAGTGGGCGCTGGCGAAAAACAGTTTAGGAACCTATTTACCCGATAAGGAGGCGATTTGAATGGCGATATCGAGCAATAGCTATGAGACGACCGTGCAGATTGACTCCTTTTCTGGGTTTAACCAGAGTGCAGGTGACCGGGGGATGGCACTGCGGTACGCGGTAGATGGTGAGAACTTCAGCACTACCGGCGGCCTGTTGCGATCTATGGATGGCGGGCAGGTGCACATCCCTGCTGCGCTTCCGGCGCCCATCGGCACGCTGATGCTGCTGTATAGACGCTTCAGGGACAGTGGCATCGGCTATTTCCACGATGAGCCTGAGATACTGATTGCCGTTGCCGGCACGAAGATATACGCCAGGCCGCTGAACGAGAAGGCGGAGCTGTTTGATGAGTGGCATGAGATATACGACGGTGTCACAAACGACGTATTCGATTATGTGACTTATGAAACGAGCACATACTGGACGCTGAACGGCGAGCGCGTAGATCCGAAGACTGAAGGTGCTGTGGAAGTGACAGCCGCTAACCCGATTGATGTGCTGATTATGAGCAATGCTGATGACGGCATGTTTATCGTGTATGGCGATTCTCTGGACGTGACCCCGTACAAGGTGCAGCCGAGTACCACGGATGTGGAAAAGAAGTTCGGCGTGCTGACCCGGCATGCTGAACGTATCTGGGGCGCTGCTATCCCCGACCAGCCGGACATGCTGATGTATTCGACTCCGTTTGAACCGTTGAACTGGGAGCAAAACAACGATTACCCCGAGGACGGCGCAGGCGATATTCAGCAGCCGAGCTGGGACGGCGACAGCTTTGTGGCCCTTCGGACCTACGGCAGTTATCTTTTGGCGATCAAAAAGAACAGGGTTTGGCGCGTAAGCGGCACGAACCCCGGCGAGTATTACTTCAAGGAACAGTTTGGCGGCGGCACGATCGTAGAGAACACGGTTGTGGTGCACAACGACTATATGTTCCTGCTGTCCTATGATGGCCTGATGATGTATGACGGCACAGCCGTGCAGCAGTTCAGGCAGCAGTACATTCAGGATCTGATGAAGCGCGTGAACTGGGCGTATGTTGAAGGCGCGGTCGCTGGGATGCGCGGCTCGGTGTACAGCCTGGCGCTGCCGATCGATGGCAGCACAATCAATAATGCGATTCTGGAATACGACACCGTGGAAGGTACTTTCAATCTGCGCGTTGGCGTGTATGCCAGTAGTTTCCTCGTGTATGAGAATGTACTGTATTACACGGATTCCAGACCGAGCGAGGATGGCGCACTGGTCGGCAAGGTGATGAAGTTGGACGGCAGCGGCGCTGCACTGCCGATGCGCTATGTGAGTGCATACCAGGACCTTGGATATAAGTCCGTAACGAAGAGCGGATTCGAGGTTTACCTGCTAGCCGACAGTGACATGACTATCACGGTCGGCATCCGCACGGAAAAGAAGCTGAAGACCCGCACGGTTGCATTGGTTGCCGGCAAGGCGAAGAGGGTAAGGTTGAACGTTGCCGGCAGGAGCTTCAGGCTTGAGCTGAGTGTTGATGCTGGAGAAGCGTGGAAATTGCCCAGCGGCATCCAGATCAACATGGAGCTGGACTCTGATTAAGGGGGAGCGTGGATGGCAAATAGTGTATACCAGTATGAGCAGCCGCGCTGCCCTGACAAATGGAATGAATCTGAACGCCGGTTTTATAACCGGCTAATTCAGGTACTGGATGATATCTATTCGAAGTATGGCCGCATAGACGAGAAGATGCTGTCGAAAAAGGTAATTACCAAGATCGACAACAGTGCGATCACGACTTTGGAGAATATCGCTGCGAACATCATCACTGCACAGAAGATTGTGGCTGATACGATCGAGGCCACATATGCGCATGTAATGTCGCTTACGGCAAAGTACGGTAGTTTTGACTTTGCAACGGTAAAGAACCTCATTTCGGATGCTTTGGTGGTTGAGAAGGGCCAGGGCGATTACGTACACATCACCAACTTTGCAGCGACATATGCGCAGATGGTGAACGCGACCATTGCGAACCTGTGTATAAAGTCGAGCGATGGCGGGTATTACGAGCTGGACGTGAACGAGCAGGGTCAGGTTACCACCAGGCTGGTGGCTGTATCTGATGAGGAGCTTTTGGCTGGCGCTACGATGTCCGGCAAGCCGATTGTTGGCACGAATATTTCCGCTGAGACGCTTGATGCGGATACGATAGCCGCATCTCTGGGTCTGTATAACCAGATTACGGCGAACCTGATCAATGTAGATTCGCTGGTGGCCAGGGAAGCATTTATCAATGCGCTTACCAGCTCCAAGGCATTCATTGATAATCTGTTCGTATCGGACTCTGCGTTCATTGAAACGCTGGTTACCAGTAAGATTCTGGGCGGCAACAGTCTGGAGATCGTCGCTGGCAAGGTGGAGGAAGCGGCCAGAGTATTCCGCATGGAAGAATTTCCCGGACCGACGGTTGTGGTGGAAGCGGATGATCTGTTGGTAAAGCCCAGTACCGGGCAGCAGTATCAGGCGGTAAAAACCGGCGATATCAGCTTTGCTCTGGATGCAGACGGCAACCTCTATTACAGCTATGACGGCAGCGGCAGCCTGAGTATGCAGGGTTTTGACCTGTATGCGGACGGTTTTGCACTGCCTGTGGATGAAAGCGGCGAAGTGGGCGGCGCTCCTTATGAATGGGTGCTGGTTGAGGATCTGATGCTGCGTGAAGCCATTGCGGCGCAGGCTGCTGAGATGGCGGAAGCTGTGCTGGCGCTGAACAGGGATATTGCCAACATTCAGGATCAGATTGATGGCAACATTACCACATGGTTTGAAGCCTATGTGCCTACAAACAGCAATTACCCCGCCAATGAATGGATTACGGATGATCTGAAGAACCAGCATCTGGGCGATCTGTTCTATGTGGAAAATGATGCCCTTGAGGAAAATGGCTATTGCTACCGCTGGCAGCAGACAAATGGCGTATACGGCTGGGTACTGCTGGAGGACAGCGGCGTAGCCAAGGCGCTGGCGGCTGCGGCTGCTGCGCAGGATACTGCGGACAGCAAGCGCCGGGTGTTCTTTGCAACGCCCGTGCCGCCCTATGATGCAGGCGATCTCTGGGTGCAGGGCAGCGGTGGCGATATTATGCGCTGTGCCACGGCGAAGGCGTCCGGGCAGAGCTATGCAGCAAGCGACTGGGTGAAGGCTTCCAAATATACGGATGATACCATCGCAAATGAGGCGCTGAACAAAGCTATCTACGACAGCGCCACGCCGCCGGAAACGGCTCCTGCGGCCGGCAAGCTGTGGCTGGACAGAAGCGTGGTACCCCCGGTGCTGCGCCGTTGGCTGGGTTTGAGCCTGCTGCCCGATGATCTGGACGGCTGGGAAACGGTGAACGACACCGCCACCATTGAAGCGGCGCAGGCAGCGCTGGACGCACAGCAGAAGCAGAGCGAAACGGCGATTAAGGAATTGCAGACGGTTGTGCGCATCGATACCCAGGGTGTACACGTAGGCAAGGCGGGCAACGACAACAGCGAAGTGCTGATCGAAAACGACCGCATCCGCATCGTGGTGCGCGGCAAGGCTTATGCAGCCTATGCAGGCGATTACATGATTCTGGGCGGCGATATGGAACTGCGCAGGCCCGCTTCGGGCGGACTTGCCATTGGCCCGGTGTAAAGGAGGGATGACATGGCAACGCAATACACAAGAATCTATACCTTCACCGGGCAGCGCAACAACAGGGGGCGCAGAGATGTAGCGTGGACGA